TCAGGTTTTATATACCATGCTAATTCATACAATGCAAAAGTTTTGTTACACCATACAATAGGGCTAATAATGCCCATAATAAATCCTATATTATCTTCTATAAAAATTACTCCACGCCCCGCAATAATACTATCTATAATGGAATTAAAATAATCAGGATTATCAATATTTTTATATTGTTCTATTGGGCTTTCGTCCCTAAACATTCGCATCATTTCTTGCAATTGTATTTTGTCGTATTTTGTAGCTTGTCTTATCACACATCTTTTCCAAAAGAATAATTAATTGTTTCTATAAACCCTACTCGCGCCATTGAAGTATCTGTAGGATTAAAGTAAGTCCACGCATTGTTATTGGTATAACGACCTGCGGTTCTATTTTGTAAAATGATTTGAATGCTTGAAGCGGAAGCAGTTATCATACCTACATACATTCTTGAATCTTCCATCCATTGCTCTGTTATACCAAATGAATTAATATAGCCTGTAAAAAACTTGTAAAGACCGCCTGTTCCACCAGCAGTTATCAATGCGCCATTAGTATCAAAAAAACCATGCCACATCTCAATTAACGATCCTTTAATTTCATTGCCTAATACCCATCCTAATAATGCAGTATCAATACCCACTAAAGTAATTGAAGTTTCATTAGCAGTTGATTTAATGTCGCGTTGAACATCATTAATTTTAACTAATGATCCTAATGCGCTAAATGGTTGAGAATCGACTGCGGCAATAGTAAGTGCGCTTGGAGTTGTAGCAAAACGATAATAGACAGTTTCATAAACTGTGCCTGTGCCTGTAGCTGGCGTTGTTATAACTGCGGTAAATACTTCATTTACAGTATTTGATGTAGCACCATATAATGTAAAATCTGTAGTGCCAATAGTTCTAATTGTATAACTAGCACCATTAACCATAGCGGTAGCATTAACTGTTACTCGCGTTGTTACGCGAACAAAGTCTGCCATTCTTATATTGTTAGTATTATCTACTGGCGCTATTACATTCATAGGACATCTTCAATTGCTACAAAAGCACCATTCCAAGATATAAAAGAATCATTGGTCATAGGCACTAATGTATAAGTTGGGTATTCTCTTAAAATTACAGGAAATGTTGTTCCAATATAGGTGCTTCCGCCTAAAGAAATTGTTGTCCCATATTGACCAATAACTGCTCCAACATCGGATGCTAATGTAGTGATTAAATTTCTGTGAACAGGAATATTAACAGTTGATCCGCCACCTCTTAATACATTAGCAGTAGCTATATAAGCATATCTGCCAACTTGACAAAAGTCGCCAATTTTAACTATATACTCGCCCGCAGTAACACCTGCAGGAATATCACCTAACACTAAAGTTTTATTGGCGCTTGCAGTTTTCCAATTGCATAAAGCGATTTCGCCTGAAGTCATATCGCCTTGATAAGCAATATAATTAAGCCAACCTGTAACGCCAAAATTTAAAAACTGTTCTGTAGCTTTGTCATTAGTTCGTAGGGTTGATAATAAACTTCTATTTTGGCTATAAAGCAAATAATTCATTGGCTTCATAGTAAACTCAAAAGGTTGAACAGTAAGAAGTTCGGAAGTAGAAATGCGTTGATTACGACTTAAAACTTGACCTACAAGCTTTTGATCGTTAATGGCAATAGATTCACAAACAGATAATATTGTATTTAATGACATAGCTTATGTTCTCGATTGTGGAAGTGATCTTGTAGCTGATTGGTTAGCCGCAAAAACCGCATTTTTATTTTTAGCCAAAAATTGCGTAGCGCTTTGTGTATCAATAGCTTGCATGTTAGCTATGTAAGGGCCATTATACACCACTTGAGGTTGTCCGCCCATAGAGCCTAATTGATTGTTAGGGATAATTGTGCCTGAAGTTTTAGGAACAAATAATTCAGGGCCACGCTCACCTACCATATATGAATTCATACCACTAACATCACCGCCTTCAGCTTTGCCACCCCAAAAAGCAGTTGAGCCAAATGCAGGCGAGCCACCACCGCCGCCGCCAAATAAACCACTAAAAAAACCACCAATACCCGAACTTTTAAATAAGGATGTAGCTTGCGCTCTCAATTGAATTTTAATTAAGTCGGAAATAATACTTCTTGCTAAATCACTAAAGCTTAATTTACCTGTTTGAACAAAATTATCTAATGCAGTTTCAAGATTTTGTGTTACTGACACGAATGCTTGTTCACCCATTCTAGCGGCATTAGTAGCGCTATCGGTATAACTAGCAAAAGCTTTTTTCCAACCAAATTCAAAACTTCTTTGTGATTCACCAATTTGATATGCTTCTTGCGCGCGAGCCTTTTCTGCTTCAGCCCATTTGTTAGCTTGATCTTCAGTCATCCTACGACCAAATTGATCACCTAAAGTTAATTGTTTACGCTTTTGTTCTATATCAAATAATTCAAGTTGTAATTTTCTTTCATTTTCTGAAACAAAAGCTAATTCATTTTCTTTTTGTAATCTTTCACCTTTAGCTTGAGTAATTAATAATTCTTTTTCATAAAATTCTTGTTGTCTTTTTGCTGCTTCTTTAGCTTTTTTTGCTTCAGCTTGTGCTTCTTTATCAATAGCTTCCGTAACATTTCTAATATCTTTTTTAGGTGCGGCTATACCACCAATGCCTGACATAATGCCAGGAATATTAGCGCCTTGAACTGATCCAAACTCTCTTTGGCTTGGAGCAACATATTTTTCAATACCTTCTTTATCTTTCCATGCAGCCCACCATCCAGCTTCTTTTCTAATTTCTGCAAATCTATCAACAACACTTTTTGAACTTTTTTGCCAATTTTCCATAGCTAAAGTTAAAGTATCAAAAGCAGGCGCTACTGCATTAGCAATAGTTATTTTTAAATTAAAAAAGAATTTATCTAAACGATCAACAGAATTAGCAATTTTAGTAAATGCTACTTCTGATTCTTCAAATTTGCTTTTATTGTTTTGTAATTGATCGCCTAAACTTTTAATATCAAGGCCACGAACTGCTCGGCCAAACATATCCATAGCCGTAGCATTTCTTTTTGTAGTATCCTCAATAGAAGCTAAAGCAATGGCAGTTTTTTCAAATAATTCTTGAGGAGTAAGAGTTCTTAAATCTTTTAGAGATACACCAATAGATGAAAAAGCCTTTTGTGCCTTTTCGCCACCTTGCGCGGCTTCATCAACTTTGTTTGCGAATGATGCCATAAGCTTACCAGCATCATCGCTATTGCCACCACTTAACTGTAATGCGCTTGACAAACGCAATACAGATTGAATTGACATATCGTTAGCTTTAGCTACTTCTTCAATTCTATCCGCAAAATTAATTGCTTCACGAGCGGAAGCAGCAAAGGCAGTTCCAACCGCAAGTAAAGATATTTTTGCGCTTGTGCTAAAGCCTTCTACTTTGTCTTTAGCTTTACCTAGATTGGCATTAAATTCGCCTGCATCAAGCCCAAGTAAAACCGCTAACCTTGAAATAATTGCCATTGTTATTTACCTTTAAATCTATCCATTTTAAAGTCAGGCGCTTGTGACATAAATGTAAGTAAAGATTCGCTGGGATCAGCTTTTTCTATGCCATAAATATATTCATAAGCACTACCTAAAACGCTTTTTAGAGTATAGGGTGAGCTATTACTTGCTCTTAAATAATTAAAAACTCCAGCAACTAGAGTTCCTTGCATAGTTAATAAGCTTCTATTTCCAACTAACCCATCCGCATACATGACTGTTATTTCATTCATGGTATGCTCATCAAGCGCATCTATATCTTGTATTGTATGCCCGTTAAAGACCATAGCCGCCCGAACTTGGGTTCTTAACGAGCCTACTACTTTGACTTTATGTCTTTATAGTCAGGACTAATAACCTCGTTAATTTTTTCCACTAAAGTCATTTGGACAGATAATGGAAATTCAGTTTCTACATCTTGATAAGTTATATCTTCTAATGATCCTGTTTCAGGTATTAGAAATTTAATATATTCAACTATTCTGTGTTGCAATATATGTTTATTTTTAGCAGTTTCTCTTACTGATCTGCCATCAATAATAAAGTCATTATCTTTAACTTCCACACCTTCTTGATCTTTTATATTCTCAAAAGCTGCTATCATTAACTGATATTCTTGTTCTACTTTTTCTTCATTAGGATTTTTAAAGTAATTATAAATGGCTTCAATTTCTTGAACGCTTGGAACTCTTACTTTAAATGTATGATCGCCTAATTCAAACGACCTAGTTAATACTGATAATCTATTTTCCTCGTATTTTTTACCGAGTGCTGATCCTAATTTGCTCATGTCTTATTTCCCTTGTGTTGTTAAATTTTTAGCTTTGTAAGCATCCATTTTTTGTTTAATAATCATTCCTAATTTTGTTGCTACCATTTGCGCTTGTGATTCTAATGATACTCGCATAAATGGTTTTGCAGACATTTTGCCTGTGCCAAATTCGTTTGCAATAGCTCTTGCATCAAACATAACGCCTGCTTCAGTATAAAATTTCCTTCTAGCCTTTTTGTATTCTTTACCTTTTAAATCACCATATTGAGATTGAAATTGTTGTTTTACTTTTTTAGGAATTGGTCGAGATGAAACGAGAGATATAACAGAATCTTTTGGTGTTACATATCTTGACTTCATATCTTTTCTAGTAGGTCGCCTTGCGGTGATATA